AAACAATTAAGGCGTAATTAAGGCAAATACAAAATAATTTAAAATAATTAAAAAATAAAAGCTAATATATAAAGGATTTTAATAGGTGTGACAAATATGACCACAGGAACAAAACGAGAACAATAAGATTTATTAAATAAATAATAAATCAGTTAATAAGCTTAATAATGTAAGGAAAATTTCTAAAAAGTGTCTGCAATAAAATAAAACAAAAAACAAGATAATAATTAAATTATTTTAATATTTGTGTGAATAAGTCAGGCGTGTTTAATTGGATATTTAAAGCTAATAATTGAGATTGTTGGAGGGCTTAAAAGATATATTGAAATGATTACTTTGTGTTGTTGTTGCTTAGGTTTTGGGAGATTATGAAAAGTATTTGAAAGTATATTTTATATTCTCAAATATTCTGAATAGAACTGTAAACTAGATAATATTTTTAAATCTTTAGAGAACTAAAAAGATTATTGAATAGCTTTATATAATTTCTAGCTAGAGTTGAAAGAGAACAAAGGGGGTACATAGGTGGCTAGGGGGGTAGGCGTGGTAGTGTATATACTGCTTATACAAAATGGAGAGATTTAGATTGTAAACCAGATAGGCTCGGCCTGTTAAATAGATTCTTAATGGATTGATTCGGGGTGTTATATATATGCTTCCACCCCTGGGAGGGTATAATTAGATTATACCAACTTATTTACAATTGTCAACTCTAAAATAAAAAATATTTCTGTTGTCAACTAGATGTAAACTTGTTATAATAAACATATGAATAATAATTATCTACCTGATAGCAATACTAAGAGAAAGCTAACAGACCAACAAAAGGCCTTTCTAGAGGCCCTAGGAGGCTCGGCAAAGGGTAACATTAAACAAGCCCTACAGATTGCAGGGTATCAAGAGACTTCGCAGTCTCATGTCGTAGATTCCTTAAAAGAAGAAATCATAGATGTAGCAAATAAGATTCTAGCAACCTCTGCTCCAAAGGCTTCACAGAAACTGGTAGACATTCTTGATAGTGATGACCCTATACCACAAGTAAGTGCAAAGCTACAGGCAGCACAAACATTGTTAGACAGAGTAGGTATAGCTAAAAGAGATAAGTTAGATGTTACTCACACAGCTATCGGTGGTATATTTTTGTTGCCAGAAAAGAAAACATTAATAGATGTTAATGCGGAAGATGTAGACAATGATGAACAGACGTAATAGTTCTACTATTCCATTTGGATATAAATTAAACTCTGATAATAAAACACTTGAAGAAGTACCTGAACAACTCGAAGCTTTAAACAAAGCTAAGGAACATGTTAAAAAGGGTGCTTACTCTCTAAGGAATGCTGTAGAGATGTTAGAACATGATACAGGTAGAAAGCTATCTGCTATGGGTTTAAAAAAAATGATTGATAAAGATAACAAACAATATCAATCTAAGTCAAATGGTTTACTAAGTAGAAATGACAAAGAGACAATATAATTATAGCTTTGAACAAAAGGCTAAAATTGCTTCAAGAAAAGCTGTCAAAGAAAAAGAAAAAGAAATTGAAAAGCTTAGAAAGCAATTAGAAAACAAAAGCTATAATCTAAAAAAGAAAAAAGAAGTACTATCAAAGGTTGAACAAGTAGAGCAACCTAAGAAGATAGATAAGGATGGTACTGTTATGACTGAGGATGAATATAATTACTTACCCCAAAAAGTAAAACAGTTACTAGAAGATGATAAAAACAAAATAGTATTCAAGCCTAACAGAGGGCCTCAAACAGAATTTTTATCTGCTCCAGAACAAGATGTATTATATGGTGGTTCTGCGGGTGGAGGTAAATCATATGCTATGCTTGTTGACCCATTACGATACATGCATATCAAAGAACATAGAGCTTTGTTATTAAGAAAGTCTATGCCAGAATTAAGAGAACTAATAGATAAATCTAGAGAACTATATCCCAAAGCATTTGCTGGTGCTAAGTTTAGAGAAGTAGAAAAGATTTGGAGATTTCCTTCAGGTGCTTCATTGGAGTTTGGTTATCTTGATAGAGATGCTGATGTTTATAGATACCAAGGTCAATCCTATACATGGATAGGAATTGATGAGCTAACACAGTATCCAACAGAATTTCCTCTTCAATATTTGCAGTCACGATTGAGAACAACAAACAATGATATAAAATGCTACATTCGGTGTACTGCAAACCCTGGAGGAGTTGGTGGTTATTGGGTTAAGAAAAGGTATCTAGACCCAGCACCACCTAATCAATCTTTTATTGGACAAGATAAAATAACTAGAAAATTTATTCCAGCAAGATTAGAAGATAATCCATACCTTGCAGCAGATGGTAAGTATGAACAGATGTTACAATCATTACCTGCTGTACAAAGAAAACAATTATTAGAAGGTAACTGGGATGTTGCAGAAGGTGCAGCCTTTACTGAGTTTGATTATGATACTCATTGCATTGACCCTTTTGAAATACCTAGAACATGGGAAAGAGTAAAAGGAATTGACTATGGTTATGCAGCAGAGTCTGCAGTTGTTTGGGGAGCAATTGACCCAACAGATGAAACATTAATCATCTACAGAGAATTATATCAAAAAGGTTTAACAGGTGAAGACCTTGCTAAAAAAATTTATGAATTTGAAAAAGAAGAAAAGTTATCTGTGCAGGGAGTATTAGACTGGGCAGCTTGGGCAAGAACTGGCACAACAGGGCCGACAGTAGGTGAAGTATTATCTAGAGCTGGACATAAACTTAGAAGAGCAGATAAGAACAGAATACAAGGTAAGATTCAAATACATGAAAGATTAAAATTAAATGATAATGGTAGACCTAAGTTACAAATATTTAAATCATGTCCTAACCTTATTAGAGAAATACAATCTATACCTTTAGACCCAAATAAACCAGAGGATGTAGATACAAAAGCTTCAGACCATGCTTATGATGCATTAAGATATTTAATTATGTCTAGACCAAGAAGCAGAAGTGTCTGGGATGAAATGACAACAATAAAACGATGGACTCCAGTAGACCCAACATTTGGATATTAATATGCCACTATACACATTTAAAAATAAAAAAACAGAAGAAGAATTTGACGAATACATGAGCTATGATAATTTAGATAATTATCTTAGAACAAATAAAGATTTAGAACAAGTATTTAAAATAAATATATTTAGATACTCAGATAACAATGGAACAAAAGACCAGTTTACTGAATGGGCTAAAGACTCAAGCGTTAGTGGTAACGGAGAATTTAAACCTTATGGTAAAGCTAGAAACGATGAGGATAGGCGTAAAGATGATAAAGAAAAAAATTAAGGTAAATAAAAAAGCTAAAACAGATATAGAGAAATATCCATTAGTAGAAGTTAAATGGCTTGATATTTGTAGTGATAGTTCATGGTCTTCTATTAAAGAAGCATTAACAATGACCTTACCAGTCTGTTATACTAAAGGTCATTTGTTATCTCAAGCCAAGGGTATTACTAGAATATTCTCTGACTATTCCTCAGATAAGGAAGGAACTATCGAAGAAGTTGGAAACATAACTATTATACCTAATAATGTTATTATAGATATTAAGAAAATTAGTTGACAAATTAAGAATAAATGTGTATTATTAGTAATATACATATAAATTAATAAAGGTGATTTATGGCTACTTATGGAGATAAGAATTTAGAAACATCTATTCCTAATCAGGAAGATGAAATGAAAAATGAAAAAGATGTTTCGGCTTTAGTTGGAACTGTTCAAGCTAAATTTCAAGAGTGTGAAAATACTAGACGAGATGATGAACTAAGATGGTTACAAGCGTATCATAATTATCGAGGTAAATATTACAAAGATATTAAATTTAGAGAAAACGAAAAGTCAAGAGTATTTGTTAAAGTAACTAAAACAAAAGTTCTTGCTGCTTACGGACAATTAATTGATGTTTTGTTTGGAGCAAATAAATTTCCTTTAACAATTCAAGAAACAAGAGTACCAGAAGGAGTTGCTGAGTACGCACATTTAAATCCATTAAAAGAAACTCAAGGTGATGAAAATAAAAATCCTACTCCTGGTGTTGAAGGGAATATGGGATTTACAAGAGAACCTTCTCCAATTGGAATAGGTTATCCTGGTGATGGTAGAGAATTACCAAAGGGTGCAACATTTGCTTCTTTACAAGAATTACAATTAGGAGACTTAGAGGAAGAATATGGTGATGCAAATTTAACTGAAGGCCCAGCACCAACTCCTGAGTTTCCACAAATTAAACCTGCACAGATTATTGCAAGAAGATTAGAAAAATTAATTCATGACCAAATAGATGAATCAGATGGAAGCATTGCATTACGAAATGCAATCTTTGAAGCTTGTTTATTAGGAACAGGAATTATTAAAGGACCTTTTACTTATAATAAAACTTTACACAAGTATACTAAATCAGGTAATGGTAATGCAAGAGAGTATGTACCTGAAATTGTTAAAGTTCCTAAAATAGAATTTGTTAGCATATGGGATTTTTATCCAGACCCTAATGCAAGAACAATGGATGAAGCAGAATATATTATCCAACGACATAGATTAAATAGACATCAATTTTTAGATTTAGCAAACAGACCATTCTTTAGCAGACAAAAAATTTTAGAATGTATTAAGATGGGTGCTAACTATTCTAAAAAAGAATGGGAAACAGATATTGATTTAGAAAGAAGTCATTACCCTGATATTACTCATAACAGATATGAAGTATTAGAATACTGGGGAACAATACAAGCATCAATAGCTAGAGAAGAAGGTTTAGATATTGATGAAGATATTGCTGACGATGCTGAAGTTCAAGTTAATATTTGGACGCATAGAGGTAAACTACTTCGAATAGTAGAAAATCCATTTAAACCTTTTAGAGTTCCTTATCAATCTTTTGTATATGAAAAAAATCCATATACATTTTTTGGTATAGGTGTTCCAGAAAATATGGATGATGCTCAACAGATTATGAATGGTCATGCAAGAATGGCAATTGATAACTTAGCATTAGCAGGTAACTTAGTATTTGATGTTGATGAATCAGCTTTATCATCAAATCAAACTATGGAAATACATCCTGGTAAAATATTTAAAAGACAATCAGGTGTACCTGGTCAATCTATTTATGGATTAAAGTTTCCAAATACTGCAGTTGAGAATATGCAAATGTTTGATAAGTTTAGACAACTTGCAGATGAATCAACAGGATTACCTTCTTATTCACATGGACAAACTGGTGTTCAGTCAATGACAAGAACAGCTTCTGGTATGTCAATGTTAATGGGAGCAGCATCATTAAATATTAAAACAGTAATTAAAAATATTGATGACCAATTAATCAAACCTTTAGGACAAGCAATGTTTCAATGGAACATGCAATTCTATGAAGGTGATTTACCAATACATGGTGATTTAGAAATTAAGGCAACTGGTTCTTCTAGTTTGATGAAGAAAGAAGTTAGAAGTCAAAGACTAACTATGTTCTTACAAACTGTACAGAATCCAGCTATCGCACCTTTTGTACGAATGTCTGAAGTTATTAAAGAGTTGGCATTCTCTTTAGACTTAGACCCTGAAGAAATTATGAATACAAAAGATGAAGCAGAAATATATGCTAAAATAATAGGACTACAAAATGTTAACAAAAGAAATAGCAATGAAGCTCCTCTCCCTGGTCAACTCGGAGCAATGGCAAGTGATGGAACAGTACCTGAACAAGCTACAGGAGCAAACTTCCCAGGAAATGGCGAAGGCACAATCGGACCTGGTAATACACCAATGCCAGGGCAGATGGAATTTACTGGACAAGTTGAAGAACCTAAAATACCAAGTTAAAGATATACTAAATTAGCTGTTGACTAATGAATATTCAATTGCTATAATATTAATATTTGGAGAAACTAATGAAAAAATATAAACTAATAAAAATGGCTACAGGTGGACTTATGTCTAAACCACCTTACATTGCTTCACAAGATATAGATAAAGAAAATACTATTTCACCTTATGATGTAAGTACTCCTACTTCAGCTAGAGAAGGAATGCCATCAAGAATTTTATCTCCAGAAAGAACAAGATTAAATAAAGGTGGTATGTTAGGTAGATTAAAATTTGAAGATGCAGGATTATCTGCACGTGAAATTCTTGAAATGAAAAAAATGCAACAGCTTGAAGCTATGCAAGATTCTGGATTACCTTTAACAGAACAACAAGAAAAAGAATTAGAAGAATACAAAGCAGCTAAATCAATAAAACAAAAAACAGAAATGGCATTAGGTGGTATGGTTGGTATCGAACAAGGTAAGTATGATAGAAGACCTGACTATAGAGCTTATGCAAAAGGAGATATTGTGGAAGAAATGCCAAAAGAAGAAATGAATATGGAAGATGAACAATCTTTATTAGAACCTATGGGTATGGATGAAGAACCTATGGAAGATGAAATGGAAGATGAAGATATGAGCAACTTTGATGCTATCATTGATACATCTGCTTTATCAGAAGAAGAAGAAAAAGTTTTAGATGATGCAATTGAAATGCATCCAGAATTAGAATCTATTTTACCAAAAATAGTTGCAACAGAATTTACAGAAGAAGGAGAAGTAGAAGGACCAGGAACAGGAACTTCTGACTCCATTCCAGCATTATTATCAGATGGAGAATTTGTATTTACAGCAAAAGCAGTTAAGCATATTGGTGTAGACAAATTAAGAAAGATGATGAAACAAGCAGAAGAAGCTTACGATGCTGGTATAGAAAATCAAGCCTCTCAACAAGAGATGGCATAATAGAATTTGTAGAGAGAGGTAACTCTACGGATAGACAAGCTACCTTATAATAAATTATTATTGTAAGCCCTTGTAGTTTCGTTTTTAATATAATACCTACCTTAGCTACCTTCAGTTAAGTGAAGCCCTAAAGGAGGACAAATGAGTAATCAAAACGAAGAAGGACTAAAAAAAGTCGCAGCAAACCCGTACAACATGAGAAAGTCTTGGCATACAGAAAATGTAATGCCGAAGCCTCTTCAAAATGCTGACACAGGTTTGTATGTGCCAAACCCTGATAGTAACAGAGATGAGTCAACTGCTACTGCTGAAAACAGCAACCCAGAAGATTCTACCGAAGATACTACAGCAACTATGGATAAGGTTCAAGATTCTGCATTAAATGTTGAATCAAATCCTTATACAAAGGTTGATTATAAAAAAAGATACGATGACCTTAAACGATACTATGACAGGAAACTAGGTGAATGGAATAGTAAGGAGAATGAACTTAAAACACAATTAAGAGAAAATGCTCCTAAATATACACCACCTAAATCAGCTGAAGAGCTTGAAGCTTTTAAGAATGATTATCCTGATATATATGGCGTTGTGGAAACTGTATCTCACTTGCAGTCTTCAAATCAAATTAAGACTATGCAAGAAGAACTAAATGAGTTAAAGAAAACTAATAAGACTTTACAAGAACGTGAAGCATTATTAGAACTTTCTAAATATCATCCAGACTTTGACCAAATAAAAGAGTCAGATGATTTTCATGAGTGGGCAGATGCTCAACCAATGGAAATTAAAAAATGGATATATGAAAATAACTCTGATGGTAAACTTGCTGCAAGAGCTATTGACCTGTATAAGAAAGACCGAGGACTTGGATTAGATAAAAAAACTGTGAAGAAACAACAAAGGAGTGCTGGTGCAGACTTGCTAGTTAAAACAAACGAACAAGTACAAATCCCGCAATCTAATGAAAAATTCTTCAAGCGGTCTGACATTGCTAAAATGTCGGATGAAGAGTTTATGGAATATGAAAAAGATATTCTTAAAGCTCAACGAGAAGGTAGAATTATAGAATAATTTTATCTTATTTTTTTATTAACCAATAACTAAAAGGAGTATAACTATGGCAAAATTCGCTGGTGGTTCTACATATAACTTTGGATTAGGTGTTGCAGGTCAAACAAATGGGTTTTTTATTCCTGAAGTCTATTCCAAAAAAGTACAAATAGCCCTTAGAAAAGCTGCCGTTGCAGAAGCAATCTGTAACACAGACTATATGGGTGAAATATCTGGCTTTGGTGATACAGTAAATATCATTAAAGAGCCTCAAATAACTGTAAATGATTACACTAGAGGTCTAGCTGTATCATCTACTAACTTAACAGACCAAGAGCTTGTTCTTACAATTGACCAAGCTAAGTCTTTCGCATTCAAATTGGATGACTTAGAGAAGAGATTCTCTCACGTTAACTTCCAAGCTGTTGCATCAGATAACGCTGCTTACAAGCTAAGAGATGCAATGGATGCTAACATCATGGCTGCAATTTCTGCAGGTGCTGCTGTTACAACTGGAATGGGAACGACATCAGTTCCAATTGATATTGGATTTGGTTCTGGAGAAGTTGACCCATTAAACCAAATGTCTTTAGCTGCAAAAGAGTTAGACGAAAACAATGCACCTGAAGAAGGAAGATGGTTTGTGGCAGCTCCTGAGTGGTACAACGTATTATCAAACACAGCTTCTAAATTATTAACTGTTGACTTCAACGCAGGTCAAGGTTCAATTAGAAATGGTTTGGTAGCGTCTGGATTACTTAGAGGCTTCTCAATGTACAAATCTAACAACTTACCAACTAACGACTTAACTGGTGCTTCACCAGCAGGTACTGCTACGCAGCCTGAAGCTTTATTTGGGCATATTTCTGGCGTTTCTGCTGCTTCAGCAATGAACAAAGTAGAAACTATTAGAGATACTGCTACATTTAGCGATATCGTTAGAGGTCTAATGGTATGGGGTAGAAAAGTACTAAGAGATGACGTAGTAGGTAAAATTATTTACGTTATAGACTAATACTAATCATTATGGTAGGGGGTAGAAATATCCCCTACTATATCATTAATTAATAAAAGGAATTTTTTATGCCAATGAAAAAAGCAATGCCAGGTGGCAAAGTAGTAAACAAAGGTAAATATAAACATGGTGGCAAAGTACATGCTAAAGCATCTGATAAAAAGAAAATGATGTATGGTGGTATGCTATCTAAAAAGAAAAAGTAATTTTAAATGGGATTATTGTCTTCACCTGCTTGGACTCGTAAAGAGGGTAAAGACCCTAAAGGTGGTTTAAACGCAAAGGGTAGAGCATCTTACAATAAAGGTCGAACTAAGACTGGAAAGAAAAGAAATCTTCAACCACCTGCTCCCAATCCTAAAAATAAAAAAGATGCAGGAAGAAGAAAATCTTTTTGTGCAAGAATGCGTGGCATGAAAAAGAAATTAACTTCTGCTAAAACTGCAAGAGACCCTAATTCAAGAATTAATAAATCATTAAGAGCATGGAACTGTTAAATGGCTAAAACTTATTTATCAATGACTAACGACCTGTTAGTTGAAATTAATGAACCAGAACTTACAAGTATAGCTGGTGCTGTTGCAATACAAAAATTTGTAGCTAATTCTGTTAACAGAGCTTACTTTGATATTGTTGATGCACAAGATACATGGTCTTGGTTAACAACTTCATCTCCACAAAATAATTATAATGGTAATACTTATATAGAAACTGTAGCAGGTACTAGATGGTATTTATTAAAATCAGGTTCAGCAAGTGTTGATACAGATTATTCTAATGTTGATTGGGATAGTTTTACATTAACTGAAGAAGGTGTTGCTGGAAAAACTTCTCCATATAAAATTGATAAGTTGCCATTTGTAACTTTAGAAACTTGGAAGAATTTCTATGCACAAAGTGAAGAGCAAGATAAAGCAACAACACAACTTTATGGAGTTCCTCAAAGAATTATAAGAAGTGAAGATGGAAGAAGATTTGGATTATCTCCTATTCCAGATGGTGTATATAGAATTTATTTTAATGCTTTTGATAGACCTTCAGAATTATCAAACGATACTGACGTTATTTTATTTCCAGAACAATATAAACCTGTATTATTAGCTAGAGCAAGATATTATATTTATCAATTTAAAGATAATATAGCACAATCACAATTAGCTTTAGATGAATATAAAAAAGGTTTAAATAAAATGATTGAACAACTAAATGCTCCACAACCTAAATATGTGGAAGATGATAGACGAGTATTTATTTAATAGGATAACACATGCCGACTCAAGGAGCTTCCATTACTGTACAAGGTGGCTTGGATTTAATTTCAAGTTCACATGCTTTATTTAGAACTCCTGGAGCTGCAACTAAATTACAAAATTTTGAATCATCAACTACTGGTGGTTATAGAAGAATAAATGGTTACCAAAAATGGGGAACTACTAGTGCAGTTATTCCTTCTGGAAATTCAGCAGATTTAATTCATGGTATTGCACAATACAATGATGGAGTACTTGTAGCACAAGGTTCTAATTTATATTATAGCACTACAGGTACATCATATTATCAAATTAATAAAGATACATTTACAGCTATAACAGGAACAGTAAGTATTAGTTCTGGTTCTGCAATTGTAAATGGAACTGGAACTAGTTTTTTAACTTCTCTTCATGTCAATGATTGGGTTAGAATTGATGGATATTATTATCATGTATTATCTATTCAAAGTAATACACAGATAACTTTATTTTCAAATGCTAATACAACTACTACTAAAAATGGTTTAACATTATATCATGGTGGTTTAGCTCCAGCATCTTTAGCTGCAAGTACAACACTACCAAGAACTAATCAATCTAATGTTCAATTTGCTATTTTTGAATCTGAAGGTGAAAATGGTGCTATCTATATAGTAGATGGAGAAAATAAAATTGCAGAATTTCAAATAGATTTTGATGGTTATCATTTTCAAGAATTAAATACACCTGCTCCAGAAGGATGTAAGTTTATTGAAAAATTTGCAGAAAGAATAATCGTTGCAGGTAGTGATGATGAACCTAGTACAATATATTATAGTACTAGACTACAACCTTGGAATTGGCAAGGTGCTTCTTCAGGTTCTATAGATGTAGGTGATGTAATAACTGGTATAAAAGTCTTTAGAAATTCACTAATTATATTTTGTAAAAACAGTATTTATCAGTTGACAAATCTTGATTCGACTCCTATAATTGAATCAGTAACTAAAAATATAGGTTGTGTAAATGGCAACTCAATTCAAGAGATAGGTGGAGATTTAATATTCTTAGCACCTGATGGATTAAGAACAATTGCTGGTACTGCTAGAATTGATGACGTTGAATTAAGTTCTATTAGTAGAAAAATATTACCTCTTATAAATGACTTATTAAATAATATTGGTAATTATACTTTATCAAGTATTGTTATTAGAGAAAGAAGTCAGTACAGATTATTTTATTATCAATCTGGTCAAGCTGATTCAGGTCAACAAGGCCTTATAGGTACATTTAAATATAGTGCTGAAGGTATTCCTGCTTTTGAATGGAGTCAAACAAAAGGTTTACCTGTAAAATTTTGCACATCATTATTAAATAGTGCAGGAACAGAATTAATATATCACGCAGATGAGTCTGGATATATTTATCAACATGATACTGGCAATAGTTTTGATGGTACTAATGTTGACGCAGAGTTTCAAACACCAGATATGGATTATGGTGATAATGGTTTAAGAAAAAGTTTATACAAAGTAAAAGCTAATATTGAACCTGAAGGAACACAAAACGATTTACAATTAAGAATTAGATATGATTTTGATAATTCTGAAGTTCCGCAACCTAATAATTTTGCAGTAGGTAATTTAAGTTCTGCTGCAGTTTTTGGTACAGCAGTTTTTGGTGCAGCAATATTTGGAGCATCAAGCTTACCAAGTAAAAGTATAATAGTAACAGGAAGTGGTTTTTCAAACAACTTTAAATTTTTTAGTAATGATACTAATGCTCCATACTCAGTAAACGGAATGTTTGTTTCATTTATAGCAGGAGGTAGAAGATAACATGGCAGGATATACTAGACAAAGTACACTTAATGATGGCGATACTATTGCAGCATCGCTATTTAATAATGAATATAATCAAATACTAGCAGCATTTAATAATGCTACAGGACACAAACATGATGGTACTGCTGCTGAAGGACCTGTTATAGCTTTAATTGGAGATGCAGGACTTGCAACTCCTTTAAATAAAATATTAGTTGATACTACTAATGACCATTTAGAATTTTATATAGATGTAGCTGGTACATCAACACAACAATTTAGAGTTCAAGACGGAGCAATTGTTCCAATTACAGATAACGATATTGATTTAGGTACTTCATCTTTAGAATTTAAAGATGCATACTTTGATGGTACTGTTAATTTAGATGCATTAGTAATTGGTGCATCAAGTGCTATTACAAGTGTTGATACAGATTTAACATCAGTTTCAGCAAGTGATGATACATTAGCTAGTGCTAAAGCTATTAAAACTTATGTTGATGCACAAGTAACAGCTAGTGATTTAGATTTTCAAGCAGATACTGGTGGTGCATTATCAATTGATTTAGATACTGAAACATTAACATTAACTGGTGGTACTGGTATTGATACAGTTGGTTCAGGTAATTCAGTAACATTTAATATTGATTCTACAGTTGCAACATTAACTGGTTCTCAAACTCTTACAAATAAAA